GCACTTACAGAAGAGTATATTAAAGAAGCTCCTAAACCTGTAACTTCAATTGCTTGGTATGATAAAACACCTGATGAATGGGTAATTCTTATTTTAGATAAAAAGAATCAAATTAAACATACTAAGGGACACAAAGAAATTATCCCTTGTGCTAGTGAAGAAGAACTACTTAGTAAGTTTATAGAAAAATTTAGAGAAATAAACCCAGACATCCTTGTAGGATGGAATAGTGATTACTTTGATATTCCTTATCTTTATTTTAGGATTAGTAGAGTGCTAGGTGAAGATTTTGCTAATGCCTTATCTCCTATAGATGTTGTAAAAGACGAAAGTGCTTGGAACCGCAACGGATGGCTCAATATTGCAGGAGTTGAATCACTAGACTATATGAAACTACATAAAAAGTTTAGTTTCCGAGATGAACCCTCAATGAGACTAGATGCTATTGGAGAAAAATATGTTAATTTAGGTAAAGTTGAATATGATGGTAATCTAGATCGTTTATTCGAAGATGATATCCAAAAGTTTATTCAATACAACTTTCGAGATGTAGAAATACTTAAGGCACTAGATGAAAAATTTGAATATATTGGCCTTGTAAAAAACCTATCACATAAAGGAAAACACAATTATGGAGAGGTTTATGCAAACACTAAAACCCAAGACGGAGCAATTTCAGCTTATTTGTTAGGACAAAATATTGTCCCACCTTCTAGAGATAAAAATCCAATTCATAAAAAGGGTTATGCAGGTGGTTATCTATTTTGTCCTGCTGCAGGTTTGTATAAGTACATGTTTGATGAGGATCTAACTTCACTGTATCCTTCAATTATTATGTCTCTTAACATTGGTAAAGAAACATATGTTGGTAGAGTAATGGATTTGTTTGATGATCGAAATAATCGTTTAGGGTTAAATGATCTTAAAGCAATGGACCCTAATAAAGAATTGTGTGTTGAAAACCTACAACGTAAACAAACTTATATTCCCTGTAAAAAAATTATTGAAACTATAGAAAATAATAACTTAGCCATCTCAGCTAATGGTGTAATGTTTAGAACTGATAAGCCTTCTGTTTTGTCAACTATACTTGCTAAATGGTTTGATGAGCGAGTGGAATATAAAGGTTATATGAAAAAAGCATATAAAGCTGGTGATAAAGAAAAGGGTGCGTTTTGGCACCAACGTCAACACACAATGAAAATTTTGTTAAATAGCTTGTATGGTGCAACTGCTCTTGGTAGTTTTAGATACGGTAACGTAATCCTTAGTGAGGCAATCACTCTATCTGGTCAGCGTATTATTCAAGAAAGTGCTTTGTGTGCTAATAGACATATGAATAAAGTAATTAGAGGAGAAGTAAAACTATGATACACTTAGAAGAAACACCTTGGTGGATATGTGACGAAGGAGATAAAAATTTCTGTGCTTATGTAGACACAGACTCAAATTACTTTAACGCTGAACCCCTCTTACTACATCTCTACCCAGATTTTGAAAGTAAAACTGATGAAGAAAAAGACAACCTACTTGAACAAATCGCACTTAAGTATCAGGACATCATTACTTCTCATTATGATGAGTTGGCTAGGGACTGCTTCAATGTCGGTACACATCGACTTGAAATGAAAACAGAGTGCGTTATCCGTTCTGCTTATTTTAGAGCAACTCGTAGATATGCTCAGTGGATAACTAAACAAGAGGGTATAGCTAAAGAATCACTAGATGTTAAAGGACTTGAGTTTAAAAAAGCTAACTTTCCTCCTATATTTGGAGATTTCTTTAATGATATCTTAGAGCAAATTCTAAAAGGAGCAGATCAAAAACATATTGATAAGTTAATTTTAGATTTTAGGAATCATGTTATGTCTAAAGATTTAGATATAGCTAAACTTGGCAATCCTACCTCTGTAAAAACACTAAATGAGTATGTAGTTCGTAAACCTAGAGCAGGTGAGGTAATGACTGAACTTAAAAAAGGTGCCCCTGTTAATGTTAAGGCAGCAGTAAAGTATAATGATTTGCTTAACTTTTGGGGTATTAAAAACCATAGCCGAATAGTACAGGGAGATAAAATCAAATGGGTCTATTTAAAAGATAATCCCTACAAAATTGAACAAATAGGCTTCTTAACCTTTGACATGCCAGATAAGTTTCGTATATTTCTTGAGGACTATGCTGATAGGAAAAAATCATTTGAAACTATACTACAATCTAAGTTGGAAGGGTTTTATAATGACCTAGGCTGGACATTAAATTTAAATCCAAACATAAATAAATTTTTTAGTTTCTAATGATATCAAAAAATAGATTACAATCAGTTATCTCTAAGTATTATCTTGGAGGTAAAGTAGAATCCGTTAAATGGGAAATTGAAGGAGGTACTTTAACTATCGACTTTATGGCTCCTACTAAGGATATGATTGGTAGGGTAATTGCTTGGGAATTTCCTATCACAACTGAGGGCACATTAGCTATCTTTAACACAACTCAACTTAATAGGCTATTGAATGTACTATCAGGTGATTTGGTACTTGATGCTGAAAAAACCAAAGCAATACTTACTAAACTTAATATCCAAGACGCCAAATCTACTATTAACTACTCACTTGCTGATCCACTTATGATACCTAAAGTAGGTGAGGTAAATGAAGATGTTCAATGGCAAGCTAGAGCTAATTTTGATAATGAAGACTTCCAAACGTTTATTAGAGCAGCAGGAGCTATTCAAGGAAACGAGCTTGTTACAGTAAACCCCACACAAGATATTATCGGTAACTCAGTACTTCAATTTACATTTGGTGAACGTATGGATTTCTCAAATAAAGTAGAATTTCATGTTGCAGCTAAATTTGAAGATAATGTTAGAGAAGATAATAAGATTCCCTTTAGTAGTGAAATGCTTAGAGAAATATTTAACGCTAACAAAACGTCAGATGAATGTCAAATGAGTTTTGTGGATGATGGCCTTCTTCGCCTTATCTTTAGATCCGAAGATGAGAATATAGACTCTATGTACTTTGTCGTACGAAAAGCAGATTATTAATATTTATTGACATGGAAAAAAAAGAAACAACGTATGGGGAAATGGCATTTGGAACCCCTACTTGGAAAATAGGTCCCATAGAAGGTTTTCTTAAAAGAAAGTTTCCTAATGAAGATAAAGACATAGATGCTTTCTTATATAATGAAGCCCCACAAACATACCCTGAAAGATCAGAGTATAATGGGTTTTATAAAGGGTGGGATTCAACTGAACCTAATCCTGTTAAATCTAGTGATCAAGAAGCAGAAGCTTATTTTATTAGGGATTATAATAGATTTAAAGAAGAAAAAAATCTAAATGAATGGACAAAGCGCCAATGGCAGCGTCGCGCAGGAATTATCAAATAATTTGGTAATTTCTTAAAAATTATGTATATTTATTGGTGACTTTAGGGCACCAACCTAGTTATTATAATTATTAACCGTCACCTTAGGGGACACAAAACAAAACAAAATGACACACGTATTATTTAATGAAAATTATACTAGTCCACTTGATGTACTAGTTAGAAATTTTTTCGACTCACAAGGTACATTTGATAAGCCTAGTCGACCCACAGTAACACATCCTATTGATGTATTTGAAGATCAAAATGGCCTTACACTCGAAGTAGCTTGTACGGGTATTGATAAAAAAGATGTAAACATTAACATTGAAGGGGATGTTCTTAGACTTTCCTATGACAAAGGAAAACCCACCCCATCAACCCAAACTGAAGAAAATGGAACCCGCTACTACCACTCAGGTATTAAAAAAAGTAACTTCAATTTAGGTTGGAAAATCTCCCGTAGGTTTAATCTAGCTAAAGCTAATGCTGAAATGGTAAATGGTTTGCTTGTAATTAGTATCCCGTTTGCACTTGAATCAAAACCAAAATCAATTACTATTAAGTAATTTACTTTAGGGTTGGTGTCCTGAAGATCCTTTCGTATATTCCCGCGTATTAGAAAAAACAAAGTTATGAATTTTATTAAAGACCCACTCCTCGGTGAGTATTTCATCCAAGTTGATGATTACAACTATTCTGTTTACAAAACAATCATGCCAGATAGTGGTACACCTTATGATTCCTGTATAGGACATTGTAGTAGCCTCGAAGCAGCACTTAATAAGGTTGTTGAAAATAAAATGAAACAAAGTTCTTATACTAGTATTAAGGATTATATTATTGAACTTAGAAATATTAAAAACGAATTTAAACAACACTTTTTGTAATGGTAAAAGCATTATTTAACGCGGTTATTATAAAACCGATCGAAGAAGAAGAAAGTGTCCATGGGAGCATTATTGTTCCTGATATGGGCAAAGAAAAAAACCTTAAAGGTGAAGTAGTATCTGTTGGTCCTGGTTACTATTCAGGTATGGGACACTTTATTGAGACTACTATAAAAGTAGGGGATATTGCACTTCTTCCCCAAATGGGTCCTACTAAAGTAGACTATGAAGGGCAGGAATACTACATGATTGAAGAAAATAAAATTTTAGGAATTATTGAAAAATGAATAAAACAACTATCGTAAACTACGGAGACGACTCCCGTAAAAAATTAATTAGTGGGGTTAATCAACTCGCAGATGCAGTCGTAACTACTTTGGGGCCAAATGGTCGTAATGTTGTTATCCAAAATGAACAAGGTGTTCCCCAAAGTACTAAGGATGGAGTAACTGTAGCTAAAGCTATTGAACTTGAGGATACTGTTGAAAATACGGGTGCTCAAATGGTTAAGCAGGCTGCTATTAAAACTGCTGAACAAGCAGGTGATGGTACTACCACTTCTACTTTGCTGGCCCGTGAAATTGTAAATGCAGGTATGCGCTACAGTGATAAGGGACATAACATTGTAGAGATTAAACGTGGTATTGATGTATGTGTTAAAGCCCATGTAGATTATCTTAGGGAGATATCTCAAGATATTTCTAGCGAAAAGCAACTCCGCCAGGTAGCTACTATCTCAGCTAATAATGATGAAGAGGTAGGTGAGTTGATTGCTACTGCTATGGAAAAAGTTGGACGTGATGGTGTAGTAACTATTGAAGAGTCACGTACAGGTGAAACCTACCTTGAAACAGTAGAGGGCCTACAATTTGATAGGGGCTATAAATCACCTTATTTTGTTACTAACAATGACAATATGAGTTGTGTACTCAAGGATGCAGCTATTCTTTTTTATAACGGTAGAATTACTACTGTAAAAGATTTGCTCCCCCTCCTTGAAAATCTATCACAGCAAGCTAAATCACTTCTTATTGTTGCTGAAGATATTGATGGTGAAGCACTTGCTACACTTGTTGTTAATAAAATGAGAGGTATTTTGAACGTATGCTGTGTTAAAGCCCCTGATTTTGGTGATCGTCGTACTTTGCTTATGAATGATATGGCTACCCTTACAGGTGGTACTGTTGTTGATAAAGACAAAGGTATGAAACTTGATAAGTTTGACCTAAATTGGTTAGGTGAGTGCCGTACAGTTACTGTCACTAAAGAATCAACTACTCTTGTTGATGGTGCAGGTACCGAAGAAGCTATTGAGGGGCTGTGTGCCCAACTTCAATCTCAAATTGAAAATTCTACTTCACCTTTTGAAACTGAAAAACTCCAAGAGCGTTTAGCTAAACTTACAGGTGGAGTAGCTGTTGTCCATGTAGGTGGGAACACTGAAACTGAAATGCGTGAACGTAAAGATAGAGTTGATGATGCTCTTCAAGCTACTAAAGCGGCTATTGAAGAAGGTATTGTACCTGGTGGGGGAGTAGCATTGCTTCGTTCTAGTGAAAACGTAACGTGTAAAACTACTAACGATGACCAAAAACTAGGATGTGCTATTATGAATGCAGCTCTGCGTAAACCCTTTAGACAAATCCTTATAAATGCTGGTATAGAAGATGCTCCCCGCATCGAATTTAGTACTACATCAGCTGAAAATGCTAATATAGGTTACAATATTAAAACTGGTAAGTTTGATGATTTCCTTAAAAAAGGTATTATTGATCCTACCAAAGTTACGCGTTGTGCTCTCGAAAATGCAGCTTCAATTGCAGGTACTATTTTGTTAACAGAATGTACTGTAGTTAATAAACCTCAAGAAAATCAAGATGAGGTTGGAGCTATGTCTGGAATGTATTAATTTTAGCCAATGGCTGAATTTGAAACAGTAGAGCAAAAGCAACTAATCGCTAAAAGGGTACCACCGGGAGACCGGTGGTCCCTTACTAGTGATAGTAGTACTATTTATGAGTCACTTACAGACACATTAGAAGCATATTTTCAAAAAACTAAATTTAACAAAGCATTTTATTTAGATCCTATTGGAAGTGCTTTGTATGCTGTAGATAGAGTAGAAGTAGAAATAGAACAGGAACCAATCAAAACATTTGATTTTTATGGAGATGGCTATTAATAATAGTTTATGGGTAGAAAAGTATCGGCCCAATGTACTTGAAAATTATGTAGGCAATGAGCATCTAAAAAATATTGTTAAACGATATTTAGAAGAGAACGATATACAAAATCTAATCTTCTATGGACCCGCTGGTACAGGAAAAACTACACTCGCCAAACTTTTGGTTAAGAATCTTGATTGTGAGCACCTTTATATTAATGCCAGCGATGAAAGAGGTATTGAAACAATTAGGGATAAAGTATCGGGGTTTGCTAGCACAATGTCATTTAAACCACTTAAAGTGGTTATTCTGGATGAGGCTGATTTTCTTACTATCCAGGCACAAGCTTCTCTCCGCAATGTCATTGAAACGTTCTCTAAAAGTACAAGGTTTATATTAACTTGTAATTACGTAGAGCGTATTATTGATCCTCTACAGTCACGTTGCCAAGTACTTAAAATCGTACCCCCAACTAAAGGTGCTGTTGCTGCACACCTTTTTAATATCTTATCTAAAGAGAATGTACAACATAGCACTGACCATCTTAAAGATCTTGTAAACCAATATTACCCAGATGTACGTAAAATGCTTAACGTATGCCAAATGTCTACTAAAGATGGTGAGCTTGTATTAGATAAACAAACACTTGTATCATCCAATTATGTTGATAAAGTTATTGAATTATTGGTTAATCCAAATTCATTTAAACAAATTCGACAAGTAATTGCAGATTCCAATGTAAATGATTTTGAAGCGCTATATAAAGCTTTATATGAGCGTATGGACGAATACACATCACGTCCTGCAGAAGCAATTATTATTATTGAAGAATATATGTACCATTCAAATTTCCGAATTGATAAGGAAATTAACATAATGGCATGTATTTCTAAACTACTTGAAATCTCTGGTAAAGTTGTTATATAAAGACATATTTGAATTTGGAGAACGAATGTTTCTATTGTATCGTACCGCTAAGGTTACTGATAAAATAGATCCTAACATATTAAAACAATACTGGCATTGTGACACAGTGCTTAAAAAAGAAGAATTATATTATTTTTGCAACGAAATTAAAACAATAAACTATGAAGAAATCAGAAATGACAGCTCAACAACCACAACTTGATTTGAGCAAAACTACCTCAATCACTACTGAAAATGGGGACCAAATATTTAAGCAAGGATTTGTCTTGCGTAAAGTATCCCGTTTTATTACAGGTGGTGAGGATGCTGTCCTCCCCATTCCAGTATTTTATGATGGGGCCACAGGAAAAATTTACTCGGAAACTCTCCCATCTGAATTGAGAGACGAGTATGACACTTTTTGATTGGCTCAAAGAGTTAACAGGTAAGAAACGAGATTGGGACTCCTTCTCGGATAAAGAGAGGGAGTCCTTTAATCCTTATATGGTTAATCGTTTTTTATCTATGCACCAACCCTTTGTTGAGTTGGTAAATTATGTTCAAACCATACCTTACACTGATAAGAAAAAATACTATACAGTGTATTGTGGTTTACTCCCTAAACAAAATGTTTGGTTAAAATACATTAAATCAAGTATGAAACAACCCAATAAAAAATTAGTGGAAACAATTGCTTCCCTCTATGAAGTTTCTACCGCTCAAGCAGTAGATTGGATAAACATACTTGATAAAAAGTATATTAAGGAAGCACTACAACAACAGGGCTTACAAAAAGACGAAATTAAAGAATTATTTAAGTAATGGATAGCATAGTTACCTCAGTAATTAAACAATTTGAAACCCGTTCTAAAATGGGTGAACAAAAGTATGGAGTTAACATGGATCGAGGAGATCTACAATTCCCCGAATGGGTCACTCATATGAAAGAAGAGTTAATGGATGCCATACTTTATTTAGAGAAATTAGAAAAAATATATGGCCAAGAAGCCCCAAATACTCAAGGAGATACAGAATAAAGAATTGCCTGAGGTAAATTATGCTTACCAAAAGACAATTTCTTATTCGCAAATGTCTATGTACAGGAGTTGCCCACACAAGTGGGCACTCCAGTACAAAGATGGACACTATCAAAATGAACAATCTATCCATTTTACTTTTGGTACGGCAATGCATGAAGTAATCCAAGATTGGCTTACTGTATTATATGAACAGTCAGGGGTAAAAGCAGATGCTATGAATTTAGAGGAGTTATTTCAAGAAAAATTTATAGGATTGTATAAAGAAGGATACAAACAAAATAAAGACACCCATTATTCCTCCCCAGAAGAACTACGAGAGTTTTTTGAAGATGGTGTAGCAATACTTGACTTTCTTAAGAAAAAACGTAAACAATACTTTGGTAATCGTGGTTGGCATCTAGCAGGAATCGAGTTACCAATTGTAATGAACGTTGGTAGAAATTTAGTATACAAAGGTTTTATTGACCTCGTATTATACCATGAACCCACAAACAAATTTTATGTATACGATATAAAAACGTCTACTAGGGGATGGAACGATACAGCTAAAAAAGACGAAAACAAGCAAATGCAGCTTGTGCTTTATAAGAAGTTCTTTAATGAACAATATGGTATCCCGCTTGAAAATATAGAAGTGGAATTCTTTATTGTGCGTAGAAAAATATGGGAAAATAGTGATTACCCAATTCATAGAGTACAACAACATAGACCCGCTGCAGGTAGAAATAAACTTAAAAAAGCAGACCGTATATTAGATGAGTTTATTACTGAGTGTTTTTCTTCTGAAGGGAAACATTTAAACGTGGAGCACCCAAAAATTGTATCTAAATTATGTGAATGGTGTCCCTTTAATAATAATAAAGAGTTATGCAACAAATAATTACTCAAGAGTCTAAAGAATTAGTTGAATTTATTTCAAATAA